ACACCAGCAAATGATTACAGTACAACAATTGCCATTGTTTCCCCTTCGGGCTATGTCAGCAGCGACAGTTGCAACAACGAGAATGGTGTTCGCCCAGTTTGCATCTTTTCTTCTTCAATCTTTGAATCAGGAAATGATGATTGATGGCGAATGAAGATTTAAAGGTAATAGCAAAATCCAAGCAACTTGCAAAGCATACATTAATAGTTACGAGTAATGCCAGACGATACCCGAAGAAATACAGGTTTTCACTTGTAGATAAAATGCAAAATAAAGCATTGGAAATTTATGAGTCACTATTTGAAGCCAACCGAACTGATCTGAAAGATTATAAAAGAGAACGATTAGAACGTCAAACAAAAGCCATTACTCATTGTGATGAGTTGATGTACTTTATAGAACTTTCATATGAATTAGGAATTATCAATTCCGGTGGAATGGAAGCATGGTCGCAAATGGTAAAAGATATAAAGTATATGACTATTTCATGGAGAACAAAAGACAGGAAAAGATAATTTTCACAGGTTATGCACTGCGAATACTATTGTTTCCCCTTCGGGCAATATCAACAACAACAATTACAACAACGAAAATGGTGTTCGCCCAACCTGTATCACAGGCAGACAGAGTAAGCGTAAAGCTGAAATCAGTAAAGATACAAGCAAATGCATAACCTTTCCGCAACGGATAAATACAAAGGAACAAAATAAATGGAAAAAGAAATTGTTACAAATTTTGAGAATTTATATCGTTCTTACAAGAAAGTTAAGAGCGGTAAAAAATTTAATTCAGGTACTGCAAGGTTTTCTAATTTATCTCTTGAAGGTATTCACATTCTAAAGGAACAGTTGGAAAGTCAAACGTACACCATAAATCCATATAATAAATTCAAGATTCATGAACCAAAAGAGCGGACAATAGAATCATGTGCATTTAAGGATAAAGTAGTCCAGAGATGCTTTTCTGATTACATTTTGACACCAAAGCTAGAAAAAAATCTGATTAAATGGAACACTGCTGGACAACAAGGAAAAGGGCAACACATGGCAATGGACGGGTTAAGAAATCAAATGTTGGATTTCTATAAAACAAATGGAATGAATACCTGGATTGTAAAATGCGATATTCATAAATATTTTTACAACATAGACCATGAAATCATGAAAGATGTACTGGACTACTATTTTGATGATAGTTTTACGACTTGGCTGAATCATTTGTTTATCGATAGTACAGATAATCCGGGACTTCCATTAGGGAATCAGGTAAATCAGAAATACGCTCTTTTGTTGTTACATTCACTGGATCAGATGATAACGATTGAATTTGGAAATCCATATTACGGACGATACAACGATGATTTTTATGTGATTTGTAAAACGAAAGAAGATGCCAGAGAAATTCTTGAAGCAATCCGAATGATGATTGAAAGACTTGGATTGGAGCTAAACCCTAAATCACAAATTGTACCATTTCGCATGGGATTGTGTTATCTGGGCTTTCACCATTACGTGACTGATGAAGGAAAATATATCAGAAAATTGCGTGGTGATAAGAAAAGAAAAACACAGAGAAAAATCCGAAGATGGGTACGGGTAGTGAATGACGGGAAGATGTCGATAGAAAAATTTCATGAAAAATACGGAGCATGCAAGAATCATATGCTTCATGGAAATTGCACCAAACTATGTCATAGTATGGATTTAGAAATTGAAAGGAGAATGAAATGAGATTAGTAAGTCAGAACGGGGAATTTGATGTTCCTTATGAAATTGCAGCATTAAGTAGAATAGGAAATATCATAATAGCATATGTGCCGATAGTTGGTGAAAAAGGAACAATTATGGCTCGTTATTCGACAAATGAAAAAGCCCAAAAAGCTATGAAAGCGTTGCATAAAGTGTATGCAGGAATGTTTTTTGCGCAAAACGTTGAAATGAGCGATGACGATTACGAGGAATGCATAAAAATGGCTGCAAGAGGTTTTGGAATCATCAAAACCATGGTTAACAGTCCAGATATGAAATTCGAACCGGCAAACATTGTGTTTAGATTCCCGGAGGATGATGAAGTATGAGAGAAATAAAAGAAACAGACTTAAACCAAAGCATCAGAATTGAGATGACTTTAAAGGAATTAGATATTGTTAGATTATGCTTGGCAATAGCAGACAGTGATGATTTGAAATCAGGTTTTAGAGAAGCCGGAATAAAATTTGAGTCATCTGAAAAATATTTATTGATTAAGAGTTGCCAAAATATTTTACAAAGTTATGGGGTTCTGGGAAAGAGCGATGAAGTATGAAGAGAGTAGACAGCAAGAAAGACTGGGAACAGATAATAACCATTGAACTTCCGTTGAAACAGCTCAAATTAATGCGAGATAGCATGTGCAAAGTAAGTTATGCGGAATTAGAGAGCCTAAATAGAGGAAAGGACATTCCATATGCCTATTCCGATTTAGAGAAATCCATAGGTGAAGCTGATGATATCTTAGATACTTAAATGAAGTGCATAGAAAGCGAGGTGATGTCATTTGTTCATGCGAGTAATTTCAACAGGTAGTACCAAAGGAAATTGTTACGCTTTGCAGTCAAGTGCAGACGAGATTGTTCTTCTTGACTGCGGGTGCAACTACAAGAAAATCCTCAGAGGGATTGACTATTGGATAAGCAATATTGATGCAGTACTTCTTTCTCATGAACACGGGTGACCATACAAAGTCATTCAAGGAAATAATGAATGCAGGCATTCAGATTTACACCAATGACGAGACAGTTGAGAACATGAACATCCGAACAGGCGAATTAATGAAAGGTGTTCCAGAAAGGCATCCATTTAGAGTTGGTTCGTTTAACGTGATTCCATTTGAATTGCCGCATACAACATACGATAAGGAAGCAAATCAGCTTGTACCTTGCTCGAACTACGGATATCTGGTGGAGCACAATGAAATGGGGAAGCTTCTGTATATTACTGATTTTGAGTACAGTAAATATAATTTCCAGAAAATGAACATACATCATCTGGTAATTGAATGCAACTACTGTGAAGAATTGGTGGACAAAACAGAAGCTAACTACAGTCATAGATTAAAAGGACATTGCTCTTTGTCAACTTGCAAGCAATTCATTAAGCAAAATCGCACAGAATCGCTTCGGACGGTAACACTGGTACATTTAAGTGGTCAGGCATCTGATGCCTGTAAAATACAGAAAGAAATACAGGAAGTCGCAGGAGACAATGTTCTGGTTCAGATTGGGCGGGCTGGACTGGAAGTTGACTTGAATTTATGCCCGTTTTGAAAGGAGAAAATCATGGAAATGACTGATTGCGACAAATGCAAATACCGTAGAGGTTGCATACTGGCATGGGACTATGGTTCGCTTTATTGTAATGATTATGAGGAGGATGAGAATGAAAATCTTTTTGAAAGTGATTGATAAGCTTAAAAAACAGACACAGTACGGGGAAATAGCAGAGCCATATTTGAATTGCAAGTACAATAAAGGTTGGAATGATGCACTAGAAAAAGTTGAAGAACTGATTGCTTCTTACAACTTGAGTGAAAACTGGATTCCGGTAGATATGAAACTCCCGCCAGAACCAAAACCTAATCATATATTTAAAGGAGACATATATTTGATTACTGTCAAAAAAGGAACAATACCTTTCAGAGCAATGTGGAATGGTGAATATTTTACAGACGGTTTCGAAAAGTTAGAAGTAATTGCGTGGATGCCGTTGCCTGAACCGTATAAGGAGAAAAAACATGAATAAAGTAATTTTGATCGGACGGTTGATTAAAGATCCAGATGTCCGAATGGGAACGAACAACACAACAATTGCCAGATACACACTTGCAGTTGAGAGACAGTATCTCAAAAACAATGAACGCACATCAGACTTCATAAATTGTGTTGCGCTTGGAAAAAATGGTGAGTTTGCCGAAAAGTACTTGCATAAAGGCATGAAAATTGCGATTGTCGGCTCATGGCAGACCGGAAATTACACTGACAAGGGCGGAAAGAAAGTCTACACAAATGATTGCCTTGTGGAAACACATGAGTTTGCGGAGAGCAAGAAGAGCCAGCCAGAAGAACAGTCGCAGCCACCAGTTCCAAGTCCAGAACAAGACACAAGTGGATTCATGGATATGCCGTCAATTATGGACGATGAACTTCCGTTTAATTAAGGAGTGATTAAATGATACAAACAGGGCAGATTATTTTTTACGATAGTAGCAAGATGATGTGCTTTGACGTGACACATTTTATGGTCAAAGAGCCAGAAAAACAAATGATCGAAACAACATTCCTTGGAGATGAAGAGAGACATTTTATTCAGTTAACGCCAGAGCCAATATGCATGTTTATTGAGACGGGTGAAGAAATTGTAAAACTTGATCCAACAACCATGAAACGTATTTCCAGATACAATCTTGAAAAAGAGAACGCAGCGTTGCTTAAAGAAATCGAAGAACGTAAAAAGGTAATTGCAGATCTCGAACAAAAAGAACAGGTTCTACGCGACAGGTTTAGAAAAGCAATAGCTACATTTAAAGAAATCATGGAAAATGGTTACTATGATGATGGTGAAGATGAGGATGAAGATGAATGGGAGTGATTAAATGAAGCAGCCAGTTTTAGAAACAAAATCTACATACAAAGGTTATCCATATGTGGTTCTGTTTATGCCCGGAGCATACAGATGCGGATATGTTGGAGTACCTTACAGCCACAAGTTAGCGAAGAAAAGTTTTGACGATTTAGGCTATCTTAGCTGCCATGGTGGAGTTACTTATGCAGAATCGCATTTATATAACTGCAATGATGAGAATACATGGTGGATTGGATTTGATTGTGCTCATTGCTTTGACGGGTATGATGTTGATGCAGCGAAACAGTATTTTGGAATTTCAAAAGAATCTTTTATACAATGGAAGATTTCTGGAGAGAATCAAATAATGATTCCGAAATAGAAATCCGCTCACTTGCTTATGTCAAAGATGAGTGCAAGAAACTTATTGACCAGATTGAAAAGGAGTGATACCGGGTGGACTACAGAAAGGTTTTCGCCATAAAGCAAGAGCGAGAAAACAGAATACAAAAGATATGTCCAAACATTCCAAATTCTAGTGGCATATATGCTTTTTACAGGATAGATGAAGCAGGGATTCGACGCAGTTACGTGGGACAGGCACTCAGACTTCGTGAGAGATGTGCGAGCCATTTAGCAGAATATGACCACATAGCATTAAGCCTTAAAAAGCATAAGTTTTACAGTGAAAGCAATCCTACTGGTTGGAAACTTGCATACAGAACTTACCCCAAAAGTGAGCTTGACCAAAAAGAAATTGAAACGATCAAGGCTTTTGCAGATAAAGGTTTCCAGATGTACAACATTACAGCTGGCGGACAATCAACCGGTAAGCAAGTAACAGGGCAGTACAAAGCGCCTAAGACATACAGACAGGGTATACAGCAAGGAAAAACAACCCTTGCAAGAGAATTGAAGCATATCATTGATACTCACTTGGAAGTATCAATCAAACCAGAGAAATCAAACAACAAGGTGTCCATCAAGGCACTTGAAAAATTCAACAATCTTCTTGATGAAGAATCTTACAAATGATAAAACTGCCGGTTCTGGCAGACAAAATCCCAAATAATTACAACTAAATATGCGCACGCCCTCTGGGATTGGAACAGTGAAACTTGTTTCCCGGCATATCACGCTATCCGGTTCCAGAGGTAAAAAGAAAAGAGGTAACTATGGTAAGTAAATATAACACCGAAAGAAAGTATCTCGAGGGACAAGAGAACAGAAAAGAAATTTATCTGTTTCTTATCAGATATTTTACAAAATATGGATACGCGCCGTCATTTAAAGAAATTGCCGAAAACCTTGGCATATCAAAAGCAACTGTGCAACGACATATGAGGCAGCTTGAACTTGATGGATTGATTGCTACTGCACATCCGAATACTCCACGAGCGTTCCGCCTTGTTGGATATGAATATCAGAAGGTGGAAGAAGTATGAGAATATACAGTGTTTTCGAGAATGAACAGTGGAATGGCGATATGACCGCTGATGATATTTCACAAATGCTGAAAGGATTGGTGAGAGCATGAACAGGGCAGAGAGAAGAAGACAGCAGAAAGCATCTGAGAAAACACGCTTAAATGCACCGTACAATTTCAGCAATTTCAGCCTGGAACAAATTTCAAAGGTGACAGGTGCAAGAGTTGAGCCCTTAAAACTGTATCTGATGCAGCGTGAAGATGAAATACGCAAAGAAATATCAGAAGAACTTATTTCAGAATCACAAAAAAAGCTATGGAAAGCAGAGGATTATATCGCAGTTGCAAATGTTCTTATCAGTTTGTTTGCAATTAAGAAAACATGGGGATTTACAAAATCCAATCAAAGATTCTTAGAAAACCTAAACTCTGCCAAAGAACACATTGAAGAAGTTGGAATTGAAAAAGCATACCAGGAAGCAAAAGAAACAATGGGAATTAAACTTGAATTTGATTCCATAAATATAAATAAAGAATTTGGATTTGGAGAAATAGAGGACTAATCATGTCATGACAGAGAATTGCAATGAATGCAGCATTGCGTGGATTCGCGGTGGTGAGTACGCAGAAGTATCAGCGCATAACGGCAGTAAGATGAAAGGAAGAGTCCTGAAGCTAGCAGAACAGCATCCAGAAGATGTGAAGATTCTGGTCACAAACAAAGATGGTTCCATATTTGCCCATGTCCCAGTTAAGTACGTGAAATTACGAGCACCAAGAGAATTGACCGAAGAGCAGAGAACAGAACTGATCGAACGTGGAAAGAATATGTCCAGAAATAAATCAACTGATTGTGAAGAAACGTCAGATTTCGTTTCTGGTGATGATAACGAGGAAATGTTCACATTTTGATGAAAGGCGGTTTTAGATAAAAATGAGCAAAGTAAAATCTTATGGTTTAAAAGCCTACGTATCCAATGCATTTGACCTATGTGTTGGAAAAAGAATCAAATACGCAGAACGAGGTGAGGACGGAATAGAACATATCTATGAAGTAAAACAGATGTTTCCATTTTGCGTTTTACTGGAAGATATTTTCGATCACACAAGAATTTGCCCTTGTTACAGTAAATTAAGCATGATGTTAAGAGGGATTGAATAAGAATCTGGTTAAGAAGATGGGAGTTTAAAATGAAATTTATAGATTTTTTCGCAGGAATCGGAGGATTTCGCAGGGGAATGGAATTAGCGGGGCATGAATGCGTTGGTTTTTGCGAATTTGATAAATTTGCTACTGCGAGTTACATCTCAATGCACTTACTGACAGATGAGCAGCGAAAGGCATTGAAAGATATTCCTATCAAGAAAAGACAGAAAGAAATATTAAAGGAGGAATACAGAAATGGAGAATGGTACGCAAATGACATTAGAAGAGTGTATGCCGGAGACATTCCAAAAGCCGACTGCTGGTGCTTCGGATTCCCTTGCCAAGACATATCCGTTGCAGGAAAGCAAGCCGGATTTCAAGGAAACCGCTCAAGCCTGTTTTTCAGAGTTATGTACCTTATCGGACAACTCAAAGAAGAAGATAAACCCGCTTACCTTTTCATTGAGAACGTTAAAAATCTGCTTAGTGTTAATGGAGGATGGGATTTCGCCCGATTGCTCATTGAAATGGAGCAGGGGGGGTATGATGCAGAATGGCAGGTGCTCAACTCCAAAGATTTCGGAGTGCCACAGAACCGGGAAAGATGTTTTATTATCGGACATCTTAGAGGTAGAAGCTCCGCAGAAGTATTTCCTGTCGAAGGAGCAGACGGAAAAAATAGTGTTTCGTTAAATCTTTTTGGTTGTCTTAATGGTAGAAATTCACAGCGAGACAGAGTTTATAGTGACGATGGGTTGGCACCAACAATCAGTACGAAGCCGGGAGGAAACACAGAACCCAAAGTATCCATATTATTTGATACAAGTTATATTGGTCAAGATGGAAAAGTAAGAGTATATGAAAATATCTGTCCTACGCTAACAAGTAGAGATTACAAAGAACCTAGAAGTGTTGGAGTTGTATGTAATGTGAATCCGTCAGGGAAAGGAATGAATGGGAACGTGTATGATTCTAACGGATTAAATCCAACTTTAACAACAAACAAAGGCGAGGGGAATAAGATTGCAATTCCAGTTCTCACTCCAGATCGTGTAGAAAAACGTCAGAATGGACGGAGATTCAAAGAAGATGGCGAGCCAATGTTCACATTAACATCGCAGGATAGACACGGGGTCGCAATTGATCCGCTCGGAGTATTACGTAACGTTCGCACAGAATATGGAAAAGAAATCCGTAAAGATTACGAAAGTGGAAAACTTGATATTTCCAGGCATGAATTTCTTGCTAATGAAATCAGAGAAGATGGAATTGCAAATACATTGTCTACAGTCCAGAAAGATAACCAGCTTGCAGTAAAAGTAGCAGAAGCAACTAAGCAAGGATATTCAGAGTGTAGAGTCGGTATTGACACAGTGAATTTATCAGTTCCAGGTAGTAAGACCAGAAGAGGAAGAGTTGGAAAAGAAGTTGCCAATACCCTAGATACAAGTTGCAATCAAGGGATATTTGTGAAAGTTTCCGATGAATTAATTGTATATGCAGTCTGGTATGAAAAATATCAGTGTTACATAGCAATTCGGAAACTGACACCGAAAGAATGTTTTCGACTACAAGGGTGGTCCGATAATTATTTTGAAAAAGCACAGTTCGTAAATTCTGACAGTCAGTTATACAAGCAGGCAGGAAACGGCGTAACAGTGACAGTTATAGAAACTATAGCAAGAAAAATGAACGTAAATCTAAATTGATAGCGTGTCAGTTGCTTACGTGAAGAAAGGAGAATGAGAATGAAGCAGAAAACACCGGAACAGGAATTAGAGCTGTTAAGAGAAAATCTATTACATGAGCGTGTTATCTGGGAGCGCATCAACAAAAATGGCTGTAATGATCCATTTTGGGCGGATGGCTGCAATATGAATCTAACCAGAAATCATATTCTTTCATACAGAAATGAGATTGCAAATTGTTGTGAGGAACATAATCTTCCACTTCCCGAAGAATATTTTCTAAAAGTACCGCCAGAAGTTGACGATGATTATATGGCAAGCTTTAACCAGAAAGCCCGTGTGAATAGATTGAAACAGCAGGGTAATATATTGAGCCGGAAGAAAAAGAAGTTTATTGATGATGGACAGATGGAGTTTTGTTGATTAACCATGTAGTTGCTTACATGGGGAAAGTGAGAATAAAAAATGAAATTCAAAAGTAACGCAAACTATAACGAAGAACCTAAAACTGGAAGTATTTTCGCCTTAAACTACAATTCTTTAAAAATCGTTATTCACAAATACGTTGGCTGTGGAGATACGCTGTTTCTCAATTGTAGTACATTGGGTATTTACAACTACGATCTCAGAACAGAGGATTTTAAGGAAGCTGTCAGTAAAACAAAAGAAATTATCATGCGTGAAGTTAATAAAATCAGAGAGGATTCATACAGATTTTACAGTGATAATAATATTGAGATTGTCAGATATTAGGAGGACGCAAAATGTTAATCAGAAGTCAGAATAAGATGTCTCTGGTAAAGTTTAAGAATATTGTTATAAACATCAATAATATCAGCGGCAAAGAAATCATTTGCTGGAGCCAGATGAATCCGGGAGAAGATGAGTATATTTCATTGGGTCATTATTCCACCAAAGCAAAAGCCATGAAAGTACTGGATATGATTCAGGAAGCATATTGTAAATTTATGTCGGTAAAAAACGATGATGCTTGGAGCGGGAAAGAATCCGTGTTTTATATGCCAGAGGATAGTGAGGTGGAAATATGAAAAGATCTGAAACAACAAAATTTCTTAGCAGATTGTTGGAAAAAAGCCGTTTTTCTGGTCCAGGTAAATACTGGGCTAGAGAAGTAAGCCTTGATTATGGCTACGCAGCAGGAAAGCCAAGAAGAGTAGATTACATGCAATTTATTCCGGAAAATCAGTGCTCTATTTCAGCAATCGAAAAAGGAATATTTACCTGTTATGAAATAAAAAGTTGCAAAGAGGATATTTACAGCGGAAATGGATTAAATTTTATTGGCGAAAAAAACTACCTTGTGACAACAATGGAGTGCTACAAAGAGATTTTACCTGATTTAAAAAATGGAAAATTTGCCCAACATATACGTGAGAATTTTCCGGAATGTTACGCGGAAATAGGTAACATGGGAGTAATGGTTGCAGTTCCGTATCAGAGAGATGTTGCAGAAGAATTTGAAAGCCCAACACCACTAGGTGAAGATGTGGAGAAATGGAGATTATCAGTTATTTTGAAGTGTGGACACAATGGTTCAAGAAAAAGATCCATGACAGAACTGTTGTTTTGCATGGTAAGAAGCGGGCATTGAGAAAGGATGGAATAATATGATACATATCAAAGAAAGATTAATGCAGTACGCGGATAAATATTCGGGCTGCTACAAATACGCCGGGGTGTATGTCAAAGTTATTCAAGATATGATTGAGCAGCTTCTGGCTGACCTGGAAGAGGACGAGAAAGAAAATGGTTGGATTCCTGTTAGTGAGAGATTACCGGAAGACGAAAGAGAGTGTCTTGTAACGCTTGAAAAAGTCTATGGAACACCTGAAAAACTTTATGGAATTGCGAGTTATTTAAAATTTGATGATGCCGGATACTGGAATGAAAATAAATATGGGTATCTTGAATGGGATAAATATTCAGATGGGCATGGAGGAACAAAGATGTATAAAGTTATTGCCTGGATGCCACTACCAGAACCATATAAGGAGGACGAGCCATGATTACATTCTTATTAGGATTCGCCCTTGGAATCATAGTCGGAGTGGTCGGCCTTGTATGCGTAGCGATCATGTACGACAAGCATCACCCAGACGATTAGAAAGGAGAACGGTATGCTGACAAGGAACAAAAAGCTGAAAGACTACGGTATTCCGGCAGATGACATTGAAAAACTGAATACGATGCTGAAAGACTTCCCGGCAGAGTACGGATACCTGCTTTCTGGTGCTGCCTTGTCAGCTTGCCCGAAAAACACGGTGATAGCGGATATGGTTA